TGGTTTGATCCTGATAATCCTCCAGTAGTAGATGGAGAAGTTACTGATAATTTTCTTCAATTTCTCAATCAACAAGAACAAATTTTAGCTAATATAGCTAATCCACTGCCAGACGAAACCATATTGACAATAGAAGACGCACGCAATGTAGACCCATTTGCTCCTGCAAGCAATACTCTTCCTTCATACGGTTCTTATCTTTCTAAAAATCTAGATGTTTTTGATAATATTATGGCTAGACCAGAATATTTAGCGTTGCCCAAAGGACCAACAGCAACGCCTGAACAAATGGAAACTCTAAATAATTATGTAGCTAATGCAGCTAAAACTCATTTTGTTGATCACGGATTTCAAGAGGGAAGAAAATTCTACAAAACAGGCGGTGAGGTTAAAGGGTATCGTCATGGTGGGCCACACGATTTAGGAGATTTTGCTACAAAATTAAGCAACACTAAAGATGATGAAACTTCAATACAAAATGCAGGCATAATAGTAGACATAACCAAAAAAATAGATGCTCCTACGTTAGGTCAAATAAGTGAAACTCTTGTCACAGGCGAAGCGCCGACAAACGAAAGTTTGATTTTAGAAATGTTAGAAAAAGGTGAAATGGCACCAACAGCTTACGATAATAAATTAGCGCAACAACAACAACAATTTGGCGAAAACACAGCAGCATTCCAAAAAATGATGTTAGATGTTGCAGAAGGTCAATCTGCCGGACCAAGCGAATCAGAGCAATGGTTCAGACTTGCTGCAGCATTGAATGAAAGCAAAGATGGAAGTTTCATGGGCAGTGTTGCAAGTGCTGCTGACGAATTTGCTGAAATCGGCAAAGAAAAAAGACAATCTGGCGCCAAAGGCGATGCGTTGAAAATACAAGCAGCAAAATATGGCTTGGACACTTTGGAAAAATCTATGGCTCAAACTTCTGGTTTAGCCAAAGAGAAAAGAGATGAAATAAGAAACACCAGAAATTATTACAGAGAGTTGATCGACGAACACAAAAAATTTCAAAGAGACAAAGAATACGATTTAATGGTTCTCCGCGAAGGACGAGCATTCGATGAAAACAAACCATTAACTACAGCAGCTAAAACTGCTAAAGATATGGGATTACAAAGAGGCACCTCAGAATACAACGAGTTTGTGCAAAAATATTACGCTGAAGAGCAAGCAATAAGAAAACTAGAAATGGAGGCGATGAAAGCAAACGCTGGCAGGTTGACCAATCCTGAAATAACTCAACTGGTCGAAGCTGACACCAAATTAGACGCTGTCAACGAAAGTTTGAGCAATTTGAATGAAGCATTGAAAATAAATCCTAAAGCCTATGGAGATTCTTGGACAGACGTTGCAGCTAAATTTGCAAAAGGTGTTTATGCTCCTAACGACGAAAAATATAGAATGAGTGAAAGGCTAGAGAATTTGTTAACAAAAGGAGCCTTGAGAGTATTGAAATTAACTTTTGGTGGCAACATCACTGAAGGTGAACGAGCGATTTTGATAAAAGTTCAAGGTCTAGGAACAAAAAGTGTTAAAGAAAGAGGTGAAATCATAACAGAAGCAGCAAGAGCGTTGGTAAATGTTAGGCGAAAATTACAAGAAAGACGAAGACTTATAAAGAGTGGCGATTACGTTAGGAGGGAGACATAGATGGCAGACGATAATTATTACACGAACACAGCCCGTGCTCTTTTCGGGCAGGGTCTTGCTATGGGTTGGGGAGACGAAATTGAAGCTAAACTAAGATCGTTTAGTGGTGATGAAACTTACGCGCAAGAGTTAGCTAAAATAAATAAATCATATGATAAATATGCTGAAGAAAATTCTGGATTGTCATTCGGATTAGAACTTGCAGGAGGATTTTTACCTACAGTTGGTGCTCTTTTAGCAACACCATTCACTGGTGGGGCAAGCACAGCTGGTGCTTTGGCAAACGCAGGTCGAATGGCAGGAAGATATGCGCCTAAATTAACAAAATTTATGAAAAATCCTGTTGGTAGAGGAACAGCCGTCGGAGGAGCCAGCGGTGCTTTTGCCGGAGCTGGATCAGCTGACGAAGGTGAAAGAACAACTGGTGCTTTAACAGGTGCAGGGTTTGGACTAGGCATTGGTGCTGCACTTCCTGTGGCTGGCAGAGGAGCAAAAATAGCTTATAACTATTTGAAAGATCGATTAAGTTCTTCAGGAGCTTATGTAGACAATGCAGCATTAAGAAAAATTTACGATGCTATTTCAGTACAAGGTGGAACTCCAGAAGATGTTATGCGACGTTATGCTTCTGACGTGGAAATGGACGTTCCCTCTTCAATTGCTGATTACAATTATGCAACATCAGGTTTGGCAAACGTAGTAGGATCAGCAGATCCTTTTGGGGAAGCTGGTTCTATCATAGACTCTACAATTGGTCAAGTTAAAAAAGACACTAAAGGTCGTATTACAAGACAAATAGAAAAAGCATTCACCGACAGAAATTATTACGCTGAAGAAGATAGATTGATAGAAAAATTAAGAAAAGGTGCTGACACAGCTTACAAAAAAGCATACTCTTATGGCGTGATAGATGACCCAGAATTGTTAGACATTTTGAGAAATAGCAAATACGCAAAAGCTGCATTAAAAAGAGGTGAAGACATTGCAGAAGCACAAAGAGATGCAGCAAGGTTGGCAGGAAGACCTTTTGAAGACATGAATGTTTTAGACGTTGAAGGTGGACAAATGATCGACGTTCGTACGGTAGATTACATGAAAAGAGGGCTAGATGATTTGATAAGAAGAGGCTTTGATGGAAAAGGTGCATTAGGAGGTGCAGAAGCAAATGCAGTTCGAGAGTTAAAAACAGCAATAATAGACAGAGTGGATGCTTTAGTCCCTGATTACAAAGCAGCAAGAAAAGTCTACCAAGGAGACAAAGAAGTTCTTGATGCTATGGAAGAAGGAATAAAAGAATTTTCTTCAATTGCTCCTGAAAAACTCGCACGCAAATTAGGGGAAATGAGTGAAGGAGAAGTAGACGCTTACATCATTGGTGCAACTAGGAATTTGATGAATACAATAACCAAACCAAATAACGAAGCAAATTTCGCTGCAAGGATAATAGGCTCTACAGACATGAAAAACAGGCTTCAAATCTTGTATCCTAACTTAGGAGAAGAGGGTTTAAAACTTTTCGAAAATGCTCTTTTGAGAGAGTCTGACATGTTCAAAAAACAAAGCGAGATTTTAGGAGGGTCTAAAACTGGTAAAACTAGAGCTGGTCAAGAAAATATACAAGGAGACTCTGGTGTCGTAGAATTAGGTTTCAGCGCAATGGGCATTGGAGGAACCGGTTTCATGGAAACCATAAGAATGTTTTTGAAAAAGAACGCAATGTCTAAAAAAATGATGGCTAGAGTAGCTGAAATGTTGACAGAGTCTGACCCTAGTAAATTTGCAGCAACAATCGAATTGGTCGAAGATTATGCAACGAAATTGAAACCAAAACAAAAACAATTGAATGTCAGAGAAACAACCGAAATCGTTGGTGGTGCGCAAGTTATGCCTACTTTACAACAAGGTCTTTCTGCACCAGAAACGACAGTTGAAACAGAATCAGAAATTGGGGTTGACGTCAGCGGAGACACTGAAGGTGAGTTTACTGAAGAACAACAAAGGATGATTAAAGAAACTCCAACGTTGTTCGACGCAGGTTTAGCTCAAGAAACAGTGACAACAGAAGTTACAGAAGAAGATAGTAATTTAAGCGAAAGAGAAAGATCATTTAAAAGTCAGTATCCAGATTTATGGGCTGCAGGAATAAGGGAATAATGATGAGAAAAATTTTTGACAGAATGCACGAATGGATTGGAAATCAAAAGTTGTTTGTTCAAATAGTTATTTTATTTGCTGCAACATTTTTATGCCTCGCTGTATTGATGATGGTTTCCAACTGATGAATCCAACAAGAGATTTTGATGGAGACGGCAAAATAAGCATTGAAGAGTTGCAAGCTAGCAATCAAAGCGACAAACAACAAACTCAAAGGTACATGGCAATTTGTGCTTTCGTTTTGATGGTTTTCATAACAATAATTTTGTGCACTCCTATCATTGGAGAAGAAAGAGTTAAATCATTAAGTGGTTTAATTTCTTCAATGTATTTTGCTTTAGCTAGTCTTTGTGGAGCATACATGGGTTTTAGCACATGGGCGAATAAAAAATGATCGGAAGTTTCCTTGGTCCAATAGCAAATCTTGCAGGGACTTGGCTCGAGGGACACGTTGCAACTAAAAAAGCTAAAACAGAAGCTAAAATAGTAACAATAAAAAGTGAAGCGATAATAAAAGAAAGACAAGCAACTGGCGAGATTGATTGGGACATAGAGCAAGCAAAAGCGTCTGCGCATTCATGGAAAGACGAGTTTTTGACTATTATTTTTTGCATACCTTTGGTGCTTTGTTTTATACCAGGATGTGAAGACGTTGTTCAAATTGGATTCAATCAATTGAAATTAATGCCAGAGTGGTATCAATATTCTTTAGGTGTTATTGTTGCAGCCAGCTTTGGTTATCGAGGCGTTGCTAAATTTTATGGGCGCAAAAAATGACATTTATAAAAAAATTAACAGAAAAGTTGAAGTTTGAAGAGGGTTTCGAATTGATGCCCTATAAAGACACCGTGGGCAAATTAACTATTGGTATCGGTCGTTGCTTAGATGAACGAGGTATAACGATGGAAGAAGCAGAATTTATTTTGAAAACTGACATTGCTATAGTGATGACAGAATTAAATGATTCATTTTCATGGTGGACTAATTTGTCAGAAGAAAGGCAGTTAATAATGTGCGATTTAGCATTCAATTTAGGGTTGCCAAAGTTGAAAAAATTTGTTAAATTCCTTGAAGCTATGGAAAACGCTGAATGGATTAAAGCGCACGATGAGCTGTTGGACAGCAATTATGCGGATCAAGTTCCTAACCGAGCCAAAAGAAACGCTGAAGCTATTCTTGAGAGGTAAAATGGAATCAGCTAGTTTTTTAGATTTTTTCAATGCATTTTGGCCAGTCATAGTTTCTTTGGTTGGATTAATAATAATACTTGCCAAATTGCATGGAAGAGTAGAAGTTATAGAGGACAAAATAAAAACATTATTTGAATTGTGGAACAACAGAAACAAACAAGATTAACCGCAATGATGCGGTTATTCTCCCAGAGCTGGGGTATTTAATGCCATCGTAACAACCAAGCTCTGGGAGTTTTCTTTCAAAAAATAATTGACAAAATGTAAAGGAAACTCAAAAACAAATCTATCATTATAACCTCATTTGTAAAATATATGATCACCGATAGTAACTACATACTCATAGTTCCATTTTGGTTCTACATCAACGCTATGATAAAACATAGCGTTGTCAGTTAAATTTATAGAAATGCCATAAGAGTAAAATATTTCTTCAGCTACTCTTGTTGCTTTTCTCCATGCTTTTGCATCTTTTGGGGTGTCTGATTCCCCATCGCAATACCAAGAAAATTGACATTTGTCTTTTATGGGATAACCATTAGAATTTTTCAGACCTTCTTTGACAACATCACAAACTGTGTTTGGCCAACGATCGTCATGCACTCTATTTAAAACAACTGAAGAAACAGCCATTTGACCGACTGTTGGTTGGTCTCTTGCTTCAAAATAAATATTTTGAGCCAAGCAAATTATAGATGTGCCGATTGCTATCATATCTATCATTTCACCACTCACAAACTATAGATTGATCGTATGGAGGCCATCCTCTTCTTTGCTCAGCTGGAATTCCTAGAGCTTTATCTGATTGCCAAATTTCGGTCATTTTGCAATATTGTTTGTCTCTGTTTAATTCCATCTCCATGTCGCACTTGCCTGCATATCCAAATACTACAATTAGCAAGCCAAAACCTATGAATCCTAAAACATACTTCATTTGATTTTCTCCTCGGAAAGAGCCACCTGTTACAGATGGCTCTCTTTCTGTTGAAGTTTTTATGCAGATTCTAAAAAGCGATTTGTTATTTTCACTTTCAAAGAAGCATTGTCAGTAAGGTGAGCTCTTTCGAATGCTCGACTTTTGTCGTCATTCTTGGAGCCAGACTCATGATCGTAGTATTGAGTCACAGCATTAACTAAACCCCATGCTGTACCTTTTGATGACTTGAAGTCATTGCCTAGGCTCTCGCCATCATAAAGTTGAAAAATTCTTTTCAACGCTGTTGATGAATCTAGCTTTTCGTTGCCGACAAGCTCTTCACCGTTTTTGTCTTTCCAATCGTCTTTCAACTCTTGAGCAACAACATCGATGGCCCAATCTCGATCTATTTTCAATTGGGACAATTTGTATACGTTGTCTACAAAATTGTCCCAAGTTTCTTCAACAACACCAAGTTGTTCTTTCACTGAAGTAGCATCGAAGATCGCTGAATGAGGAACTCTGATAAGTGCATTGGCACCATTTTCGCCGATGGACAATCTCAATGTATTATTGCAAACCACACGCACGCTAGTTAAATGAACAGAGGTGGCAGAGGAGCCGTCACAACTGGAAGCCATCAGAAGATACGGTGCAATGGCGTCTTGACCATGTATTGTGAACTCTTCGCCAGCTTTTGCTAAAGCCCAAAACTTTCGGCCACCGAACAAGCATCCGGCAGTTTCTAGTTGATATTCTTTTTCAGAAATCAAATCTCGGAAAAACTCTAGTGCTTGTTTAGGTTGCACTACTTTGTAGTTGGGAGAAACGATGCCAAGACCTTCATCATTGTCACTGCGATAAAGAGCAAATCTGTTTTTGAATTGTTTGGTTTCACCGTCGAAATTAGTGAACTCGACAGAGGCCACATCGATCTTCCAATCCATGCCAGCTTCTTTTTCCCAAGTTTCAATTGGGGCATTGTAAGTTAATTCTTGACCAAGTCCGTGCCAAGGTTTGTCACCAACATAAGCCATGTTAGCGCGATTGTTAGTCATGTCTAATTCGTGAGCCATTTTATTTTTCCAATCATAAAAATGAGGCCGTAGCCTCTATTGAGTTAAATGCAAAAGAATCCGCGTCCTGCAAAAAAGCACATATAAGTTCCATTTTGCAATCGTGTCATGTAATCATTCAACATAAACACTGGGGCATATCGTCCTGAAGAGGGCAATTTTACAATTAAATGTTTCATGCCGATGTTTACGTTATTGAATTTGTCAAAATCATCGCCTTCTTTTTCAGCAACGGCAGTTGCACGGTCATAAGAGGCATAAGTTTTTACACTAGATTTGTTTTCAAAGATCCGCGCCTCAATGCGTGGAACTAAATCTCCGAGGAAGTTACCGCCGATTTCGTTGATGTTTTCTAAAGCATTCATGTCAATTTCTTTCTAAGTTGTTTAAGTTATGATTGTAGTATCGTTGAAGCTTTCAATTAAGGCAACACTTATTTTGAAAATAAATTCAAACCTTCGTTAACTATTTGTTCTGCCACGTCTTTTTTATTCATCAAAGATCCTATAACTGACATATCTATAGTGCCTTTTGCAGCAATGTTTATATAAGTTACATTTTTCAATTGACCTATCCTGTGCGCTCGATCTTCAGATTGCAAACGATCTCTCAAACTAAAATTGTTGCTAAAGTATATGACGTAGCTTGCAGCAACTAAAGTTATGCCTGTTCCTCCTGCTTGTTGATTGCCAACAAAAACATTAGCATCACCGTTTTCAAATGATTCAATAGTTTCAGTGCGATTATCTTTGTTGACACCACCGTGATATTCTACAGTTTCAATTTTCGCTAATTTCAAAGCCTGCACGATGTCTTCAATTTCTATACGGTAACGTGCCCAAACAATTACTTTTTCGCCTGATTCAACTATCTTTTTTACACGATCGACGAGCATTTCTAGTTTTGGATTTTTGCCTTCAATCCTGACAGGATTTTCCGCGAGAGGATGAATGTAGTATCCTGAAGTTATTTGCGCAAGTTTAGTGACAGCAACTAACTTTGTGAATGGCGTTTCTTCATTTTCAAAAACTATACGGCATTCGTCTTCAGCTTTTTTGTAAACTTTAGTTTGCTCTGGCGTCAAATCAAACACTAAAGTTTTGTAAATTTTTTCAGGCAAATCTAAACAATCTTTTTTCAAAACTCTGAAACTGTGCGGAGCTATTAAGCCAGAAAGTTTGTCTAAATTTTTGTATTTAGGTCTTCCGCCAACACCTTTCACTACAACTTGTGGTTGGCCTCTGCCACCAGTTCTTTGTTTGATGTGTTGCAAAAGAGGATTGTTGCCTTGCAACATTTCAGCATATTCTGATTTAAAAGCGTAAAAACTAGTCGTTTCTAATATGTCTCCATGCAAAAAGCTAAATTGACTGAACGCATCGAAAGGTGAATTGTTGATAGGTGTGCCAGACATAATTCTTCTCCAAGCACACAAATGTTTTAGTTTCATCAAATTTTTAGTTCTCTTGGCGGTAGGATTCTTTACGCTATCACTTTCATCGCAAACAATCATAGCATCTTCACAATCCTCTAAAAATTTTTCTGCTTTCTTAACACCTTTAACTGTTTGTAGTGCTTCCCAATTCATGGTTAGTATTTTCAAAGTGCCGTCTTCACAATCGTCTAATTGTTCTAGCTCTTCTTTTTCTTTTTTGCGAGGAGAAGCTGACCATGCAGCAGATTTGTACCGCACCCAGTCTGGCATGTGTTTGGGCAATTCTAGCCTAGTCCAATTAGAGTGAACACCATTCGGTGCAAAAACAAGCAAGCCATCGCAGTCACCGCTAGACCAAAGCTCTGCTGCATTATTTATTATTATCCAAGTTTTGCCTGTGCCCATCTCAGCCAACAAAGCGAAATACTTTTTCCTGCCGAATGCATTCAAGCACTCTATTTGGTGTCTGTAGGGTTTTGTTTTAAATTTAGAATGTTGCGCAAATTTTTCCATGCTTCTTTTTCCTTAACTGGTTTCTTAGTTTTCCACAAACATATGTTTGCAATTTCTTCTGTAGTCATTTCGTTTATTTCGTCAGCGTGCTCCCCACCAACTAACATCCATTGTTTATTTGTAACGATCAAAAAGTATGCGTTGCCTTCAGCTTTCATCTGTCTCAAAAACCAATTCTTTTGGTCTTGTGATATTTTATGATTAGACCCAAACAATTTGGTTGATTGTCTTTTTGGCTCTATAGGAGATTTTTGTTCTATCCAAGACTCTTTTCCTCCACTGCAAAAGTTTACATCAGGCATTCCGGCCACGACGAAATTTTCTACTCTGTCTAATCGATCATTGCCTGTCGGCAAATTCTTTTTCAAAACTTTGTAATCATTGCTCTCTGGCATCAATACGTTTCCATTTCGTAATAAAGGCAAATCGTATATCGTTGAAGAACTTTGCACGGACTAGAAGTTGAGCACCTTCAGGAACTCTTTCTAACAACTCACGACCACACCTTTCAAAATCAAATCTTCCAATCCTACCACCTATTTGTCCGCTGTCGTCTCTCAATCTTACGTCAACAAACTCTAATGGCCCATAACCTATTTTACCACCACGTTTCTTAACATTAACCTCTTCGTTGTAGTTTCGTGCATTCTTGTATATCATCTCACCTAAAAACACACGCTCTTCACGATGAGGGATGTTTTCTAAATCTTTTATCTCAATAACAGGACTGGCAATGCCATTTTCTTGAGGACTTTCGTAAAGATGCGGATAATTAGTGTGGAAAGGAAAAATGTCGTAAAATGCATTGCTAGCTTTTTCTATATCCTCTTTCTGTTTGTCTGTCAAAGTGCCTTGATTTCTAGCTTCAATCAACTTGCTTGCTTTGCTGTCTCCTATGCCTTTCAAAGAAGTGAAACCACCATACAATTTTCCTTCTTTCACGCACCAATTTTCTTCGCTCTTTTCCAAATCAAAATGAACGTATTGAATTCCTTCTCTGACCATTTCACGCAACAACTCTACTGCGCTGTCCTCGTCTTTTGCGTTGCGCAAATTTGCTGCAGCAAACTCTAATGGGTGATGCGCTTTCAAATAAGCTGTCCAATAACTTATAACTGCATAACTGTGTGTGTGTGCTTTGTTCATTTGCCAAGCACCCATGGCGTTAATAGTGTCCCATGTTTCTCTAGCTTCTATTTCACTTATGCCTTGACTTTCTGCTCCTTGTTTGAATTTTTCCCAATAAGTGTCAAAGAATTCAACACCCATCCTTTTGCTCATGGCTTTTCTTATTGTGGAAGTCTCTGCCCAATCAAATTTTCCGATCTCACGGACAATGGCAAGTGTTTGCTCTTGATAAACAGGCAACCCATAAGTGTCTTTCATGTGCTCTTCAACCAACGGATGGATAGATTTGTATTTTTCTCCATTTTTTCGATTCACATATTTTTCAGTAACACCTCCGCCAAATGGTCCAGGACGAGCAAGTGCTGTCACAGCATCGACTTCGGTCAATGTCTTAAACTCTATGTCTCTGCTGATTGCTCTCAAAGCATTTCCCTCGAATTGGAAAATACCACAAAGTCTTCCTTGATTAAAAACGTCAAATGTAGATTTGTCGTCAAATTTCAAGCCATACCAATCTATGTTTAAACCGCTATCTTCAAGCACGCCCAATGTGCGCAATCCTAAAACATCAATCTTCAAAAGACCCAGTTGTTCTGCAGCACCTTTTTCGATGTGTGCTATACCATCTGCATCAACAGTAGCGTAATTAGTTATTTCATCATTGCAAACTAACAAACCTGCGGCATGAACACCAGAGTGTGAAGCGTGACCTTCTAACAACATTGCGCTTTTTGCCTGTGGGTATTGTTTGATGAACTCTTTTCCAGGAGCTGTTTCATTGAACGTGTCCTCAAGACAATTGTTTGCTCTTGAGTCAGCTGATGACCTTTCTATCATGGCAACTTTCACTGCGCCAGTAGCTTGTGGCGGTATGTTCAGGCTCTTGCAAACTTGTATGAGTGCTGACCTTGGTCTGAACTGACCGATCGTCCCTATGTGAGCAACATTTTCAACCCCGTATTTTCCAGACATGTAATCAAAAACCATTTGTCTTTTGTTGTCTGGAAAATCTAAATCTATGTCAGGCAAGTCTGTGCGACTGATATCTATGAATCTTTCAAAATACAATTTTGCAGGTATAGGATCTATTTCTGTTATCCTAGACAAATAACAAACTAACGATCCTGCCGCAGATCCTCTTGATGGACCAACCAGCATGTGCTTTTTGGCGTAATGAACCATTTCTGCTACAACCACAAAATAACTCTCGTAATCTTTCAACTTGATCAAGTCTAGTTCGTAATTCAACCTTTCTTCATATTCTTTATTCCATTTCATTTCCCTAAATTTTATGCCGTCCCTGCACATTCCCTCTAAACTGCCTTTGGAGCGAACCATAGGAGCCTGAGGCAAAGTTAAATTTTTGCATTCATTTGCTATTGTCTTTGCCACCGATTGATTTTCTAACTCTTCTAACAAATGTTGTTCGCTGGCTTTCAAACCTGCTCTTGAAGCTAATTCAAATGTCTCTTTGTCTTCTGGAAATGAATATGCATTGTCTGAAGTGCTGACAACTTTCAAATCATAACTTTTTGCTATTTGCTTTTTCTTCATGTTTAAAATCCTGCTGGCAGGATTCAAATCAATGACGGCATTGACTTCTTTCAAAAACTCTCCATTAACCACTTCGCCAGCAAATTTAATAATGTTTTCCGTCATCCCTAGAACGTCATGAGAGTAAAGCCTAGGAAGTGCTCCTACCCTAGTTTTAATGGTCTGCTGATGGCTCTTGCTTTTCATCCTGTATAATTCGCTCAGACCTTGTTCATTCTTTGCTAAGAACCACATTTTAGGAGTTGTTTCATCATCAGAAACTACACACTCAACACCCAACATCGGGTTGATGTCTGCTTTCTTGCAAGCATTGTACCAAGCTACGTGTCCCCAAGTTGAATTGTCAACGATCCCTGCTGCAGTACAACCGATAGATTTTAGACGTTCAATCACCTTGTTCAAAGGTGCAAATGTCTGCCCGAAAGAATACTCTGTTTTTATTTTAAGCTGAATCATTTCCTATTCCAAACAACATGTTCAAGAAACCATCTTCTTTAGTGCACTCATACAGTGCGCGAACGTCATCAAGTGCTCTGTGAGTTTGCAACAAAGGTTTGCCCATGACCTTTTCATAAAGCTCTGTCATTTTCGGTCTATGACCAAATTGTGGTGTGTATTCTTGCACAGTGCAAATTATTTCTTCAGGCCAAGGGAAATCTGCCGAAAGTCTTTCAAGTTCACACCTCAAAACTCCACTGTCAAATGGAGCATTATGCGCCATGAAAACGTCTGTGCCATCGAAAAACTCTCTCAACTGAGGCAAAAACTCTTCAAATGTTGGTTTGTTTTGCAAATCTTCCGGTTTGATCCCAGTTATCTTTGTTATCACCTGTTCTAATTCTACTTGAGGATCGAGGAGTTGACTCAACTCCCTGATTTCTCCATTTTCGTCAACGACGAGTCCACCGAGTTCAATTATATGCGGTTGCTTTTCAATTGGAGCAACAGAAGGCATCAATAGTCCTGTGGTTTCAACATCGAATATTGCTATTTTCATTCCTTTTCAATCCTAACTATGAATTTCAAGTCAACACCTAAAATTTGTTTAGTGTCAAAGATAACATAATTGTAAGATCTTTTTCCTGCTATCACAGGGTTGGTGTGCGATTGAGTCTTTACCTCTTGCGCTACAGGTATATTCCTTTCAGCGAAAAATTTACGCCAGCCTATCAATTCTTTGCCGGAACAATGCATACCTAAATGACTGACGGTGTTCCTGCCACGACCGAGAGTGTCTACCCAATTGTTGCCCTCTTTGTAATTTAATATTTCAAACTCTTTGCCTTCAATCAGGTCATAATTAAAATTAAGATCAGCTTTGTTTTCACCTTTTTTGCCAAACACCTTGCCAGAAGCAACAACTGTGTCCTCAACCCAATCAATTGCTCCCATTTCCTCCAACAACTTCCTTGCTTGTTCGACATTTGCAGGCGCAATAGCTATTTGCTCTATTTTAAAATTCAACATGTCAGGCTCCATAAGGTAAAATGCACCCAGTAAGGTGCTTGTGATGATCTTTTGACTGCAACAAAAAAGCTATGAACTCAGCTACTTTTTCGGGTGGTGTTTCTTCCCCACACAAAAGACCTTGAAGCTGATACTCCTGAGCGTATTCTTTAGTCCAACCACGAGTTGCTACAACTTGATCATCAATTGCAGCACTCATTCCTGTGTTTTTCAATTTGTTAGGAGCTATTCCGAAAACAGTTATGCCGTATTTCTTTGTTAGCTCACGAGCTAATTGCAACGTCATTATATGTGCCGCACCTTTAGAAGCATTGTAAGCTAAAGAGCAAGTCATTGGCATGTGAGATGCATTGCTCACGATGTTCAAAACAGTGCCTTTGCTTTCTTTCAACATAGGCAAGTAAGCTTGAACCATTTTGAAAATGCCTTTAGCATTGACGTTTATTACTTGATCCCAAGCTTCATCAGTGAAATTTTCCAGCCAATCTATCAAGTTTATCCCTGCACAGTTTATCAAAACATCTAACTTTTCACAAGCTAAAGTTGGCTCAACAACATCTTGACCGTAGTTACGGTCATAACCTATGACTTCATGATTTTCTTTTTCTAAAGCTTCATATATAGCTTTGCCCAAACCTTTTGCAGACCCAGTCACCAATATCTTGCTCATTTTTCTCTTCCTTTTCCATTAATCAAAGACTCCACCATTGCTGCATAAACTGCGGCATCATGTATGCTGTCTTCATGAGTTAAATTACTATTTGTGAAACGAGTTAATTTTACTATCATCAATTCAAACAAGTGCCAGATGTTGTAGTCCTCAACTGTTTTCAATTCTACACCATCAGGGAACAAAGCATTCATAACTTCGCCAACTCTTTTGTAATTGTCTCCATAAACTTTGTTCCTTTCACGAAATGTTTCTCCCATTTCGACGAGGATAGATCCGGCATCTTTGAATTCAATCATTTAACTATCCTTAGCTTTGGTTTTTTAGTAGCATCTAATTGGTGAATCGATATGCAATGAGCATTGATTCCATTTGCAATATACATGTCACAGACATCTTGACGGTCATCGTAAGCAAAGGCAACATCTTCACTCGTTACTTTCATCTTTTGATAGAATAGCTCTAGTTGCATCCTTTTCAGCTCAGGTGAATTAGAATGATTGCCGTTAGGTCTCATAAAAAGACAACAAACATCAAGGCCGATTTGTTTCAACCATTGCTCAGTTATCGGAGCATAAAACTCTGGTCTCGCTGTGAAAATTGCAACGTCTTCATACCTATCTTTCCAAATGTGTTCATTAGCACTTTTGTCAAAGCCAGCAAGCAAATGATAAGCGTTGTATTTCCAAGTTGGGTCAGATTGATCCCAAGCTATTTCAGATATTCTCCAATGATCGTCGGAAATGGTATTGTCGAGATCGAGGATTATATAACTCATTTCTTCTTCTCCTCTTTACGCATCTTATCAACGATTTTCAACAGTTTGCCTTTAGCTAGCAAATCTCCACCATATTGTTCTTCAGCGAATGCTTCAATCTCAGCGAAATAATCTCTGCCTTGTTGAAACAAAAACTTTTCAGCCCATGGGTGAACAGCCAAAACTTCATCAACCATGCCGTTCAACACCTTTTGATACTCTCCTTGCGTGCGACCACCTGTCCTCGCCTTGGCAAGTTCGACGAACGTACGCAAATTGAATTTGCAAACTATGTTGGTTGATATGTTTGTAGGCAGAACACCTCTAGCATCTTCAACTGCATGGCCCATGTTGATTAAACCTGTGTAAGCTAATTTTATAGCATCAAGTGCGTCATCAACTATTTTCACCGCTACAGGGTCTGCAGCAATTTTGTCGCTGTAGATATATTCAAAATCACCCATGTCTAAAACACGCATGGTTTGTTGTGCGTAACTAGCCTGTCTAGTCCTGACTTGTTGGTGGGTGTAAGCACGACTGACACCTTCTACTAAAAAGACATAGTCCACAAACTCCCAAGAGCTGGGGATAGTGTTGGCCATATACTCCAACTCATCCATCTTTTCTTGATGTGGTCTGTCTTTAATTTCTTCCATTAAAGAAGGTGACATTGTGAGCCTAGTGGCTTTGGTGAACATCAAAATGTCTTGGGCATCTTGAGTGTGGCTTATCAAAGTTACTTTCATGACGTTGCTCCCTCTTGAGGATGGGAATAATTTTCACTTGGCAAACTCTTGAAAGCACTTTCAGTTATCAATTTGAAATTGAAAACTTTGTATCTATTTTCTCTGTCAATGCAATTTAACATGCCTGTGTGAAATTTGTACTCACCTTTGTCTTTTAACTTTTGTCGAAACCTTATGTGAGCACCTAATGAAAAACCTAAATCTCCAAACGCAACTTTGACAGATTTGTAATACCTAACCACGCCATCAGGACACTCTACAACAACACCGTGTCGCTTGGCTCTCTTTGCGCGAACTTCAGGGTCTTGCCAACTTCGAACAGCCAAGAAAACTCTTTGATTGTGCACTTGGTATGTTTCCTCTTCGCGTCTTCTTTTCAACTCCATGTCGCACCAATACAAATCTCCCTGTTTGGAAGCTCTGGCTTTTTCAAGTTGTTTCTCGCCATTGACTCTTGAAGAAAACTTCTTGATTTGCTTCTTCATGATGGCGTTGTACTCTGCGACCATTTCAGCGGTTAACATTTCGCTGACTTCTGTATATTCAAATCTAGACATAATAAATCTCCTAAAAAAGAAAACCCTACTCAAAGAGTAGGGCTAACACGTTTCACATATTTTAATTTGAAGTCTTTGTAACCAGTATCATAATCTGGACCTTCATCAATCTCGTCCAGCCAATGCTCTTCAGTGACGACATCAGCAGGAAACTCTTTCAATTCAAGGCAGTTGATTGCGAACTTGGCCATCACAAACGCCATGGCGTCTGCGGCACTATTTACACCCGAAACGATGTAGTCAGTACCACTCTTGAATTTCCAGTAAGCTTGTCCGTCAGAAAATTTTCCGGTTGACTCGTCGTCATGCGCACCATAATTTTCGAGGAGTTGAGTTGAAACCACCCAGTTGTGGCCCATTCCAGCGGTGTTGTTTAAATCTTGCCCCATTTTATTTCTCCAGTTCTAAGTTAATCAATTCCTTACTATCGCTCTTTGAGGACTATAGGGCAACACTTATTTTTGCTCTTTCGTATTTTATATTGTTTTTCATCAATTTCTTCAAAACATTGATGTCTTTTAATACGTCATCTAACAACAAATTTCTCCAAGTGCCAAACCTGCCTAAAGAATAAATGTTGTGATTTATAGACAGATCATAAATAAAACTTTTTCTCCAATCGTCATTGATGGGAGCAATCTTGCCGTGCCGTTGATTTGACTTTTCTATTTTGACGCAATCATTTCGACTTATGCCGAACGATTGAAAGAAATTGTATTCGTCTGGCTCATCAATATATTCTGCTATCAAAAGATCTTTAGTTATGCTTGCCCTATATAAAGATGTCGCTGGACTAGGGTAATAAATCGTTTGGTAAACATTTGCGTCTTTGATCCTGAACCGTTCGACAACGATAGGCGCAGAGTTAAACTCTGGCCAATGCAACGCCACTTGTTTTATACCCAACATCTCGCCTGTAACCATCATAGGAATGGTGCTAATTGCAGGTACAGAAGAGTCTTTCATTTCTTCAGGAGTGACTTTGTGATTCCATTTAACTCTTCCCTCGCACTTGTCTGCTAGCTCCAACAAAAAGTCTTCGGGTGCAATGAATCGTTCTACGGCGTCTAAATTCCAAATGCTACGGTCAGCCAACCTGCCTATGACTTTCTCTGAATACCAATTTGCATAGCGAATGTTTGGCGCAACAAAATCACCATCCCATATGCCTTTGTGGACTTTAACTTTGTCGAAGTCTATGCCTACACTTTCGCCTACTTCATTAGACCGAAAACGCAAAACAGCTTTGTGTGATTGATTTAATTTGTCTCCAGCTTCGTATATCGTAGCTCGTTGAAAGTGACAACCAGCTAACAGCCCAGCAAGACCTGCTCCATAAATTTTCATAAAGACATCCTTATTAATTTCTTTTTTAGTATTGATCAGTCTTCAAAAGAAAGCAAGCAATTTTTTGTTGGCAAAAATAGTTTGCCTTTTTTATAAAATTAGAGAATAATAAAAGAGCTGGAAATGATGAAGGCATTTTGCAAGACTGTTCCAGCACAGAAAGGAAAACTAAGAATGGCAAAAGTGTACATTACTCAGGTTCCGCACAAGCATGACAGGGAAACCGATACATTTGTCCCTGCCGTGAACATCTCTCCGGCAACTGAACACGGAGAGTTAATTGTGATGATGCCACCTCGTACGTCTTTTTATGCTACCGTTGATCTAGTTAAAATGCTCAGCGAAAAATTAAAAGATTACAATTACGACAATGGTGACAGCATTGTTTCCATGGGTGACCCATCGGTGATAGCCGTTGCGTTTGCCTTGTTAGGAAGGATTCATGGTCGGTTCATTGTTTTGAAATGGGACAAGAATGTCGGCAGATATCTCTCAGCGCATGTTTCTGTTCTGGAATTTCAAACAGCAAGCGAAAAGTTAACAAATGAAATGATTGCTGAAGGTCAGAAAAGGAAAAAGAAATGATATCCTTAGATGAAATGGCCTCGCTCGCAAGAGTTATGGCCGAAGCTGAAGACGCTGTCCGACAACAAGAAGCATCTTTGAAAGAAGCAAAAGAAAAGGCACGACGATTGCGTGAAGAAACTATCCCTGCCGCAATGCAAGAGTTGGGGATAGATAAACTAGAGTTGAACACTGGCGAAAAAATAAGTGTCAGCCAAGAAGTTTATGCTTCAATACCTAATGAACATAAAGACCAAGCATTCCGATGGTTGAACGATAATGGCTTTGGTGGTTTGATCAAGGTTGGAGTCTCTTCAAGCTACGGCAAAGGCGAACAGTCCAAGGCTATGGAGTTGTTCCAAGAACTTCAAGAGCGAGGTCTGAATGCAAAATTCGATGAAGGTGTTCATCCGCAGACACTCAAAGCATTTTTGAAAGAGCAAATCTCTACTGGTGCAAATGTGCCATTAGATCTATTCGGTGCTCGTCCTGTTTGGACAGCCAAAATCAAAAAGTCATAGGAGAAAATCATGGCTAAGAAAAATCAAGTTGCTAAAAAAGAATCAAACACAGAAGTTAGTTTTATGGAAGAGATGCTCGAAGACGTTGGAATGGGTTTGGAAAATACAGACAAAGATTCGTTTGCTATTCCATTCTTGACGGTTCTTCAAGGTCTGTCGCCACAATTAGAAAGTGTTGACGGTGCAAAACCTGGACTCATAATCAATACGATAACAGAAGAATTGCACAAGGAGGTTATGGTTGTGCCTTGCGCTTATCAACGTAGGTATTTGCGTTGGGCTCCGCGTGAACTTGGTGGAGGCTATCGTGGAGATCATTCACCGATCGAAGTTGATTCAGGACAGCTAGCCGGAGTTAAACGTGATGACGATGGAGTCTTGACGATCGAAGGTGACGTATTAAAAGACACCCGAAATCATTTCTGCATGGTTCAAAGTGAAACAGGCGGTTGGCAACCATGTTTGCTCTCACTTTCCTCAACACAAATCAAAAAGTCTAAACGATGGATGTCTTTGATTCAAGGTGCTGAAAGCAGAACAGCAACAGGCAAGGTCTTTACGCCACCTTCGTTTGCTAATGTTTATAAACTTTCGACCATGAAAGAAGAAAATTCAAAAGGATCTTGGTGGGGCATAAAAATAGAAATAGACAGCCCTGTCGGTGAAAAAGAATTGTATCAAAAAGCACGTGACTTTTCTAAACAAGTTATGGCTGGTGAAGTGCAAGTTTCAGAACCTGTGGAAGAAACTCCTGAGAAAACTTTTGAACCACCGTTCTAAGTTTTCGTTGAAAATGGGTCTGTCACTCGACAGACCCAAAGCAGGAGAAGTAGTTTGGAAAAAATTCATAAAGCTGCAACAACTTACGTCAATATGGGTTGGATGGTTTTCCCTCTCCACTCAATAGATAAAGACGGCATATGCACTTGCGGTAATGCAGCTTGCAGTGATGCAGGTAAGCACCCCAGAGTTCAACGAGGGTTGAAAGAAGCATCAAGAGATTTAGAGCAAATAGACAGATGGTTTGGAGTTGATGCTCCATTGAGCAACATAGGTATAGTCACAGGCGAAATATCCGGCATCACCGTTGTTGATATAGATATAGGCGAAGGCAAGTTTGGTGCAGAGTCATGGCAAGAGGCTATAAAGGATCATGGAGAACCAAACACCCTAATGGCGCAAACAGGGTCAGGAGGCATGCACGTAATATTTAAGTACAACTCTGCCATCAAGACTGCTAGCAATGTTCTAGGCAAAGGCGTAGACTCTCGCAACGATGGCGGTTACATAGTTGGTGCTCCTAGCTTGCATCGTTCTGGTGGAGTTTACGATTGGATCAACTGGGGCAATGAAATAGCCTCTTTGCCTTCACATCTTTCAAGAAGAAAAGAAAATAGAGGCAGACCAAAAAAAGACGACATGTATCGAGGCAAATATACTATCGAACAAATAACAGCAATGCTTGAAGTCATACCTGCTGATGACCGAGACCTGTGGCGGTCCATTGGTATCATTTTGGGCAGAGAGTTTGATCGTGTGGATGAAGCTTGGTTAGCTTATCAACAATGGTCTGAAAAGTTCGACGGTAAAAAAGGACGCAACCACGACACAATAATGCATGAGGCGTTTTATGAACTTTCTCAACAAAACTCTGACAAACAATTAACTGTCGGAACAATAGTCAAAGCTGCATTGGATAATGGTTGGGCTCCTAAAAGTGGTGAAGTGCCTCTCGGCAATTTCATTTTCTATGGTCCAGGGAACAATTACATTTACCGTCCAACGAATAGCTTTTGGATTGGTGCTGCAGTCGACAGTGCTGTTTCGCCTGTCAATGACAGTGGGGCGTTGATGAAAGCTTCTGATTGGGTACGCAAGAATGTTCTGGTAACGTCTATGACTTCTGATCCGAGCGTTGATGAAGATCACATGAAAGGCTATGATTGTAGAGACGGTGAGATTGTAAAATCTCCTGGTGCTGCATTGTTTAACGCTTATCGACGACCGACGATTGAATTAGGTGTTCCGAAGATGGCCAAGCCATTCATCGATCACGTGCACAAGGTGTTCGACAAAGATGGAGACGCTGATCAGTTTTTAAACTACATAGCTCATCGCGTTCAAAAGCCATGGGAGAAACCTAGATTTGCTTTGCTCATCGCTGGCGGTCAAGGCGTAGGCAAAGACACTGCCGTAGAGTTTTGCTCTCCAGCCATTGGTCCATGGAATGTTTCAAACATAGACCCAAGTGCATTTGAACAAGGTTTTAATGAATATGCTTCATCAACTCTCGTAAGGATATCTGAAGCTGCAAACCTACACGAAATGTCTAAGTGGGCGTTCAATGAAAGAACTAAAGTGCTCATCGCTGGCTCTCCGGACACGTGTCAAATCAATCCAAAGTATGGACAGAAGTATTCTGTGCGGATGTATTGCGGGGTCATCATAACGACCAATCATTTGGCCAATGGCATTTACATTCCTGAAGACGATCGACGCTATGACGTAATTGATTGCGCCACAATGCAAGATATGGGTCTTGCTCATGAAGACAAACGACGAGACTATTTCACTGAGCTTTGGGATTGGTTTTACGATGATGGCGCGAGTCACATTGCAGCTTACCTTCATGAACATGACATCTCTAAATTTAATGCTTCCAACGGTCAACGAAAGACGGACGCACACAAGACAGTCGTCGCTGGGGGAATGCATGGAGACCAATGGCTGGACGACATCCTTGACGATATGAGCTACCCCAAAGCTGTGCGATCGGATTGGATCATCACCAAGGCAATAGCTAATGGAGAAAAAGAAGGTGATGTTAAAAGAAAGTTAGTCAACTCAATGGGAAGGAGTGGATACGCAATGCATCGTTCTGAACGCAAGGACGGCAGATGGAAGATAAACTCTAAGATAGCTACTGTCTATACTAAAGTAGGCACAGACAAGTCTTATGATCCAACAGAGGAATTGAGCAATGAACCGTTCTAGTACATTCGATCCTTTTGACCCTAACAACAGAGACAAAAGAAAAAGACGCACCAAGGTGCAAGTTGTAGCAGATCAATTAGCTTGGGAGTCGTCTCTAGACAATGCCTTCAAGACTGTTTTGCAAGAACAACATTGGCCTAAGATTGTTCAAGGTGATTTGCTCTTGGAAGACTCTGCAGGCTATCACGATAACTATTATGCCCTGAGAAGAAACATTAGCTCTTGCATGCAACGCCTTGGCTATGAACTTGTGCCGAACCCCAACTCAAAAGATGGCAGGTGGAAGGCATTCTCAAAGAGTGTTTCTGTCTACAAAAAAATAGGGTCGCAAGGTTGGTGCCTCACGACCCTGAAGAAAGAATTAGATTGGTAGCTTAAAACATTTCATCAACGTAGGCCACCTCTATTTCATGGTCGTAAATATGTTCTGGATCGTTCTTCACCAACTGAAGCAATTCCTTCAATGTGATCGTGTCAGTGAAATAATCCTCTGCTTCAGAACGTGTTCTTGCAAACTTTGCAACTTGAATTTTTAACGTAACATCTACGCCAACTTGAAAATATTTTGCGACTCTCATCAGCTTTCTCCTCTGGGGTTTTTGATTCGGTAAATCATGTCAACTCTGCATGCACGACCTTTGGACCAATCGTGGTTGACGCCATCAACTACTGCAAGCATGTGGTGGCGTATGTGGATGAGGTAGTTTTGACCGTCTTTCCATACGTCAGGGAAACGATCCATGTGATGGGTTGTGACATTTTTCAACTTGTCACGGTGACCTTTGGGGTACTGCTTGATGAAATCGCTTGGTTTGACCGTCTCTGTTTCAACGCCTAACTCTTTCAAAGCGTTTGTCCACTGATAGCCCCATGTGCCTTTGTTGCTCTTGCGACCTTGATCGGCTAGTGCTTTATGAACTTTTTGGTAAGGAATGTTGCAAGCTAATGAGATGGCCATCACAACACAGTCGTTGTTCTCGTTCCACATTGCTCGTGACTCGCGTCTCATGTCTTCGTAAGCGACAGTTTGGCGACGATCTTCTTTATTAATTCTACCCATTTTTCTTTCTCCGGTTCTAAGTTATGAAAGTACTATGCCTGAACAATACACATAAGGCAACATAAAAGAACACAAAGAGCGATAATAGTTTTTCGACGAGGGACGATCGGCACCCCATTCGGTGCTTATTTGCGCCCCCTAAACTTGATAAAACTACGTTGAAAAAATAATTAATATAATATCAAAAAGTGCTAGAAAACATATTAATTTAATTTATATTTTACTTTAGGTTTACCAAGTTTAGAGGGCTGGTAAGTTTTAACTTGCCTAACTCGACCACACGATCGATAATACGAAAAACAACAGCGATGAGTGCGCGATGAAAACTTATACAGACAAAGAGAAAGACAAGCTGATCGACAATGTCTGTGACATGATGTCTACGGGCGTGCCTTGTGGTAAGTCTTGCGAGAAGATTGGAGTTCCTAAGTCTACATTCCTCGGCTGGACAAAGGCGGGAGGCCGTGCCGCCGACCGGTACGCGCTCGCTCGCGAGGAAATGATCCATTCATTGGCTGAAGATGTGTTGCTGATAGCTGACAAAGACCCTGTGTCAGTCGTTGACAACAACGGCATAGCAAGGTACGACTCTGCCGCAGTCCAACACCAGCGTTTGCGGGTCGACTCTCGCAAGTGGTTGCTCTCCAAGATGATGCCCAAGGTGTACGGTGACAAGGTCGCACAGGAGCACACTGGTGCTGACGGTGGACCGATCAACATTGCGTCTCTCAACCTTAAGAACTTGACGGACGAAGAGCTCAGCAACATGGAACACCTTATAGAAAAAGGGAACACTGAAGAGCAATGAACGAGATGTCACCTGCGTTCGTCTCGCAAGCCATCAAGAAGGAGAAGGACAGAAGACTTGCGTCTGCGTCGTTGTACGAGTTTGTAAGGCAGTCGTGGCACGTTGTTGAACCTTCTGCTAACTTTGTAGGCTCATGGCACATCGAAGCTATATGCGAACATCTTGAAGCCATCAGTTCAGGCGACATAAAAAAGTTGTTAATCAACATACCTCCGAGACATAGCAAGTCGACGATCGTTAGCGTCATGTGGCCTATGTGGGAGTGGTTGACAGACCCAGCGCAGAAATTCCTGTGCGCATCCTACTCCGGCAACTTAAGCATACGCGACAACCTGAAAGCTAGACGACTCATACAATCACCTTGGTATAAAGAGCGATGGGGTCACATGTTTAAGTTGTCCGGAGACCAGAACGCTAAACAACGGTTTGAGAACGACAAGACAGGCTACAGGATCGCTACATCGGTTGGTGGTACAGCGACAGGTGAAGGTGGATCAAGATTGATACTCGATGATCCGCACGCTGCACAAGAGGCACAGTCGGACGCCATACGTGAGTCGGCAGTTGAATGGTTCGATCAAGTATGGTCGACACGTCTCAATGATCCTAAGAATGATGCGATGGTCACGGTCATGCAACGCCTTCATGAGATGGACATAAGTGGACACACCTTAGACATAGGCGGTTGGGAACATCTAATGATCCCAGCAGAGTGGGACGGTCGTAAACGTCAGACAAAGCTAGGGACTTACGACCCACGCACAACCACAGGCGAGCTCATCTGTGCCGATCGTTTTGGGCCTAAGGAAGTGTCTGACCTGAAGCGGTTGCTTGGTGTCTATGGCTCTGCTGGACAGCTACAACAGGATCCCAACCCTGCCGACGGTGGAATATTAAAAACTAGCTTTCTGGCCATGTGGCCTCACGAATCTGGGCTACCCCCATTTGAATATATTTTGCAATCCTATGATTGCGCCTTCACGGAGAAGACCACAGGAGACCCAACTGCGTGCAGTGTTTGGGGAATCTTTACGCACGAAGGTCAAAAGAATGTTATGTTAATAGATGCTTGGGACAAACATTTAAGTTACCCTGACCTTAGAGAAACAGCAGTAACAGATTGGGCAAAAGAATACGGCGGTTTATCAAAAGAAAATCCATACAGCAAGGCTAGAAGACCGGACAGGATTCTTGTCGAGGCAAAAGCAAGTGGCCAATCTTTATTGCAAGACTTAAGATTAGCTAAAGTTCCGGCCATAGGGTATAATCCAGGAAACGCAGACAAGATAAGCAGAGCGCATCAAGCTGCACCAACTTTAGAGTTGGGATTGGTATGGGTGCCAGAAAGCAAAAAGAATCCTGGACATTTCGTTTCATGGGCTAATGATTTTGTAAAACAGCTTGCTAAATTTCCAGTAGCAAAGCATGATGATTATGTAGATACTTTTACTCAAGCTATTATATATTTCAAAAACGACCACTGGTTTGACTTGCCGCAAGCAAGAGACCCTGATGAAAGAAAAGTTATACCGTTTCCTAATGTTAACCCATATGCTGCTTAGGAGTTGTTATGCCTGAAGATGGAGCTTTATCAAACGCCCAAAGATATTTAAATGAAAATGCAGATGTGTTAGCTAACGCAGAAGAAAGAGCTGAGGGAATGGATTTTGTTGATGGGGGTCGGCAATTATTTCTAGATTCTGTTGCGCGAGAACATTATGATTCTTTTGGCATGAATGAAGGTCGCGAAAATTTTGAAATGCGAGCTTTTAATCCTGCAAACCGATCTAATTTTACACAAGAAGTTTCTTCTCTAAGTCCTGAGAGGCAATATATAAACGCAAATCCAGATGTTGCTATGGCCGCAGATAAAGAATTTAGAGATCGTGGGTTTACTAGTTACGACACGATTCCAGACTACCAAGACACTTATGCCAGAAGGCATTATCACGGGACACCATTCACTGAGTCTTATGGAATAAACGAAGGCCGTGATGGTTTTGGTATGCAAATTCCTGATGTTAATCCTCAATTAATGAACATTGCAAAAATAACTTCTAATGTTGTAGACAGTCCTGGGGTTGGACAAAATGAAGATATGATCCTTCCTACTTATAGATTTAACTCAGACATTCCGAATCCAGGAGCATTGTCAGATACTTTTTATGACATAGGGAAAAGCTTTCAAATTGGTGCTCTTGATGGTTATGGTTCAAACATGAACACTGACATGGCAGGTCGGGACATGAGCAAATTTTTACAAAAGGCTTATGGAGGTCGTGGTTTTGGTTATCAAGATACACTGGTGGATAGTCTTGGTGGTTTTGGAGAACTGTTGAGAGCTTATGATATTCTTGGTGTAACAGGAGAAGGTGATAGTTACGCTGACAAACAAGTAGCAGGCTTTTTAGATTATATAAACCAACCAGGAAATTCTTCTATTGACAAGGACGGAACAGGCGGTGAAAGTGCAATTGCAAAAGACAACAGCGTAAACTTATCAAACTTTTCTTCAGACACTGCCCTTGGCAAAACTTTGGGGGCTTTCAAAGGATTGCCTCCATCAGGACCATGGGGACTGGCATACAAAGCTGGTGATGTGCTTTACAATGTGATGGTTAATGACGAGAGTGTTACTGATGCTCTTGGCAATGCTTTTGGCTATGGTGTAGGTCAATCATACACAAATCCTGAGCCTGGATTTGGAAGTTATAGCAACGAAACAGGAATGGGAGAAGGCTATAAAGAAGGCGGTTCTACATCTTTGAAAGACAGTTTGCAAATCAACAAACCCAGAGCAACGCCAAGTCATCCTAAGAAGTCTCACGTAGTAAAAATCAATGACAACGGCCAAGAGCGTATGCTTCGGTTCGGTCAACAAGGAGCAAAAACAAACAAGAATGCAAAACAACGCCAAGCATTCAAAGACCGCCATGCAAAGAACATAGCTAGAGGAAAGACATCTCCAGCATATTGGGCCAACAAGGTCAAGTGGAAAGCAGCAGAAGGTGGATTAGCTGAGTACGACCCTGCCAAAATTGCTGCATTGAAAGAGAGTATGATGAATGGCTAGCGCGACGGACTTAGCACGCAACATACTAGGCCAAGGTCTTCTTTTAGGTTGGGGAGACGAGCTTGAAGGTCTGGTGCGTGCTAAGTTTGGTGATGAAACTTATGAAGACGCTGTTAAGCAGATACGCGCAGAGAACGAAACTTATTCAACAGAAAATCCTTACGGAGCATTGGCAGGAGAAATTGCGGGTGGATTCATACCAACAGTTGGGGCATTAGCTTTGACGCCATTCACTGGTGGATCATCTACAGCTCTTGCTGCAGGGAACATAGGCAGATTAGCAACGATGGGCGCGAGGAAGTTAGGACCATTAGGAACTGCAGCATTAGTTGGAGCAGGAGAAGGCGCGATAGCTGGAGCAGGTACGGCAGAAGAAGGCAATCGTTTACAAGGAGCAGGTTTAGGAGCTGTGATTGGTGGTGCGGCAGGAACAGCAGTTCAAAAAGGATCCGAGTTAGTAGTCAACGCACTCAACAAAAGAGCGATACAAAAAGCAGCACAGCAAGTTCCGGACGAGAGCGCATACGATCTATTGCAAGATCGGTTGGTGGAGAGTGGCGTACGCATGGACGCAGTGAAAGACAAAGGTGGCAATTGGATTGAAAACGAAGAATTGTTCACAGACCTTTACCGTGGTCCAGCCGACGCCAGTCAACTCAACGAACCTATATACAAAGCTGAAAGATCAATAATCAAAAAACTACAAAAGTATGCTAAAAATGAACTGGGCACGCCAGAAGATCCTGTGAGAATGCAAGCAGACGCCGAAAACATATTGCATTTTGATGGAGCAGAGGTGGAGCTGCGGGATAATTACTCTGCGCCCAGATACGACAGCAATACAAAATTCAAAAGATATGGAGAATCGCGTGAAGGTCTTACGTGGGAAGACGTCAGCGACAGAGAAATAAGAATTGAAAGAGCAGGACAATTATTAGACCCTGCTTCCGTGCGAAGAGACAAGGGTGACCTCCCTGATGAAGTTGTGAACAAAAAAATTGAAGAAACTTTAGAAAAATATCCTTGGTTGTCTAAAGTTCCTCCTGAAACTAAAATTTACTCGCCAAAGTCGAGTGCAAATGCCCTTGGCCAGATGATTGGCACCAGTCGAAATTTGCGTTTTGATCATTTGATGGATGAGATGAGAAACGCCATGGACCCAGATTCTAATTTGCCTGTTGACTTGCGCATTGATGCTGAAAAAGTAGAACAAATGAGCGTGCCAGCGATGATAAGGAAAGTTCACAAAATAAACGAATGGAGAGCAAAAGAAGCAGCAAGAGTTCAAGAAGAAGGGATGATGAAAACCCTACAAAACAAAAGTGTTTTCCAAGATGATTATTTTGAAGTAGATTTTGTAGATCAAAAAGGTGGCAAGTGGGTAGAGTTGCCAAGTTCAAAATCAGAGGACGGGCAAGTTTGCACATTCATTGGTGCTGCAGGAGGCTGGTGCACACAGGCTGCAAACGCTGCAGCTTATTACGCTCCAGAAAACAGGATGTCTAAATTAGACGTTTTGTTAGACGCAGAAGGAAGACCTCATGTTCAAGTCTTTTTGAAAGACAATAGAGCTTTTGACCCTGAAGAAATCGGGACAGAAGAAGACCTGTATAGAGATTTAGAAGAATACATGGAAGATTGGTATGGAACTAATAGAACAGCTGATGACGAAGCTGCAAATTTAGCCCAACAAGATTTTATAGAAGATTGGACTTCTGAAAACGAATACAAAATAGAATTGGCAAACGACCCCGCAAACCGTTTTCAACAAGAGTTTTCCATAGATGAAATAAAACCTGTTGGCAACTCACTAGGCAGCAAACAATCTGTTCAATACAATGAAAGAGACCCTGATTACGCTGAGAAGATTGCTAACAGCACAATGGCTTATTTGAATAACTTGTCCAAAAAATTTGGAGACAATTTGACAGATGTAACTTCCAGAGATTTAGACCATTTAGGAATTGTAGACACAAATAATTTGTCACAAATGTCAGAAACATTATTAGATGTTCCGACAGGAAAAGCACCAAGAGCAATCGTTGACGAGTTCGATGACTGGGCAAGAGAAAATGGAGGTTATGGAGACGGAAGATTTATCAAAACATTTGAATTGACAAAGATGTTTGGTAGTTGGCAAGACAGGAACTTCGCTGAAGGCGGTTCAGTAGACATTGATGCATTAATAGCAGACGTGCTTGGAGATTAACATGGCAGACGTACAAATAACAGAAGAAGAAATGACTATAGTTGAAATGCCGGAGGAAGAGCTAGAAGTTGAAGACACAGAAGACGGGGGTGCAATTATAAAACTAGAGTCTGTTTCTGTTAAAGAAGGTTCAGAGCATTTTACCAACATTGTAGACGACGTTGATCGTTCTAAATTAAGAAATTGCATCAACGATCTTTTGACAAAGATAGATCGTGACAAAGAAGCGAGACAAAAAAGAGACAAACAATATGAAGAGGGGTTGCGCAGAACAGGCTTGGGTGATGACGCTCCAGGAGGAGCACAATTTGCTGGAGCAAATAAAGTGGTGCATCCGATGTTGGTTGAAGCTTGTGTAGACTTTTCAGCTAGGTTCATCAAAGAGATATTCCCCCCAAATGGTCCTGTGAAATCTAAGATCATAGGTGAAACTGACAAAGAGAAAGTAGAAAAAGCACAACGCAAAACAGAGTTTATGAATTGGCAAGCCACAGAACAGATGGTAGAGTTTCGTTCTGAGTTAGAGCAGTTGTCTACGCAATTACCTTTGGGTGGCGGTCAATACATGAAGTATATGTGGAACCCACAACACAACAGGCCAACATCTGAGTTCGTGCCGATTGACGATGTTTATCTTCCTTTTTCTGCTACTAACTTTTATACTGCAGAACGCAAGACGCACGTACAATACATCACGCACATGGAATATCAAAAACGAGTTGAAGCTGGAATGTACGCTGACGTAGATTTAGGAAGTCCAAACCAGCCAGAATTTTCAAAAGCAGAACAAGCAAACGAAAAAATTGAGGGCAAACAAAACACATCTTACAACGAAGACGGTTTGAGAACAATTTACGAAGTTTATACATATTTAGAAATAGAAGATGATTACGGCCTTGCCCCATACATTCTTTCTATTGACAAATCTTCTGACAAACCTCTGTCATTATATCGAAACTGGGAAGAAGAAGACGAAAGACAAAAAGAATTAGATTGGATGGTGGAATTCCCATTCATCCCTTGGCGAGGTGCTTACCCAATCGGACTGACACACATGATCGGAGGGTTGAGCGGTGCAGCAACCGGAGCATTGCGAGCTTTATTAGATTCAGCTTACATTCAAAATGTTCCAACTCTTTTGAAGCTAAAAGGTGGACCAAACGGTCAAACTCTAAATGTTCAACCAACTGAGATAGTTGAGATGGAAGGTGGCGCACTGGTGGACGATGTTCGCAAGTTAGCTATGCCTTTGCCGTTCGCTGGACCAAGCCCAACATTATTTCAATTGTTAGGATTTTTAGTTGACGCCGGAAAAGGTGTTGTTCAAACTTCTTTTGAGAAATTTAGTGACCAGAACCCTAATGCGCCTGTTGGCACGACGATGGCGATCATCGAGCAAGGCATGGTTGTGTTTAGTTCTATTCATTCTCGTTTGCATTCGGCGATGGCGAGAAGCTTCAACATCCTCCACAGGATCAACAGCGCATATTACACGCAAGAAGAGTTAGATGCAGTTAATGCAGGACTTTCAATAAGCGCAGAAGATTTTGATGGCCCATCAGATGTTGTTCCGATAAGCAATCCTGCAATATTCAGTGAGGCGCAAAGGTTCGCTCAAATTCAAGCTATCATGCAAAGAGCTGCATTAATGCCTCAAATGTACGATCAAAGAGCTGTGGAAGATATGTTCTTGCGAACATTAAAAGTTCCAGGGTCTGAAGTTTTGAACCCAGTTCCAGGGTCAGAAGACAGAGATCCTGTAAGTGAGAATGTTGCTGCTGCAATGGGACAAGGTGTTTATGTTTTGCCTTATCAAGACCACTTAGCTCATATGGAAGTTCATCTGCCGTTTCTTAAATCACCTTTATTTGGTTCAAATCCAACTATAGCCCCTATGTTTCTTTATCCTATGGCTATGCATTTAAGAGATCATCTGTTGAATTATTATTTAGCTGAATCTCATCAAGCTGTGGACCAAGCTCAAAGAAGAAAAATGATAGGAGACGACGCAGAGCAAGAAGTAGAAATAATTTTAAGGGTTCAAAAATTTATAGAAGAGCAGTTAGGCAATTTTGGGCAAGAGTTAATTAAAATAAATGAAATCGCTCAACAATTCAAGCCAGAGATGGGATCTCCTGGAGACGAAGCTATGAAAATAGCAGAGCTGAGTGCGCAAATGAAGCAAAGTGAATTGCAACAAAAAGCTGAAAAAGACACTGCTCAATTGCAACTTAATAATATCAAGTTAGAAACCAATTCTAGAATACAAGAGTTGAAAATAGCTCAATCAGCTGAAATTGAACAAGCTAAACTTGCTGCGTCAGAAGCTGACAGAGTTCAAAGGACAGAGTTGCAGAGTTTGAGAGAGTTAGCTGAGACAGAAAGAAACAACGTAAGACAAATGTCTGAGACAGATCGTTTGAATACTCGTGAAATGAACGAAAACAAGAGAAAAGAAGAAGATCTTGCTGCAAGAGAAAGAATGAATTCTTCGGACAACATGACAGCAAAAGAGTTAGCTGAGATGGAAATCGAATCAGGAGAGAAAGTCGCTGTGAGCACAGGCACAGGCATAAATCAAAACCCATGATTGCGAGAATTTAATGACATTTGATGAAGAATTTGATGAAAAAATAAGAAAACAATTTGAAAAGATTTTTCAAGTTGAAGACAAAATTTGCGAAAAATGTGGTGTTTTGATGAGTGATTCCGGAAAACCTCATTATGTAAACGGTCATCTGCAATGCGCTTGCGGAAAAAACATTGATGAGTGCTGCCAAGGAGAAACAGCAAATGAGTTGGAGTCTTGATGTTAAGAAAAATTAAACCTAACAGCATAGAAACTAAAATTATAGAAAATATTGAAGGAAAATACGATTTGATTTGTTATAATGTTGCTGGCGTATCTGGAAGCAAAAGCTGGGAAGACGAAACAGCTTCAAAACTGGTTAAAAATGCCATATCTACAAAGTAATATACCACACTTCAAATGCTGGGTGCGGAAAGAATACACGTTTAATCATCAACAGTTTCATGGTGAATTTATTCATGGTATGGCTGTCGCAGTCACTACTATTCCTTGTAGAAGTTTGAGTTTTCAAATGATTTTTACAGGAGCTGAGACATATGACACTGATGAACCTAATGTTCATGGCGGTGCGATGTGGGCGAGAATGCCTATAACAGCATTAGTTGGTGATACACCATTTGATGAATGGCCTGTTCCGATGGCAACTCACGATGCACAACCGTGGGATTGTTCTTCAAGAACTCATAGTGTTTATGTATTAGACAGATGCACACCTTGTCCTTGGATAGCTAAGATTGATGGAGAACTTTATCCAGCAAAATATTACTTCACTGTCGATTACACTGATTCAGAAATAGGAGACGATCCTGCTCAACACAAGCAGTCTCACGTCTTAGAACTTCTGGATGCCGGAAAATGGACAGGAAATATAGTAGCTTTGCCAAACAACAGGGTTAGAGTTACGCATCCAGCGTGGTTTGAGCTGGGAGAAGGAGCACCAGAGTTTCGTCCATCACAACACATCCACTACAGCAAGTCGGATTTGGACTACACTTTGGATGTTAATCGTGTTTTTGACAATTTATATACGGAGAAAAATGATGATGAAAAGTAAAGGTTACAAAAGCGGTGGAGCAATAAGTGATTCTGAACGCAAAAGCATGGAGAAAAGCATGGAGAGAAAAACTAATAAAGCATTTTCACGCCAAAGTGTTAGTGACGCTATCAAAACTTTAAGAAGTTTTGGAGGAGCTATGACTAACTCTGAGAGAAAAACGTTAGAAAATCTTCTTGATAAACCCACCAAAAAGAGTATGGGCGGTTCTATGAAAACCAAAGGTTACAGCAACGGTGGCTCGTATCAAGGACAAAAGCAACGGTACAAACAAACTGGTGAAGTTTAATGTCAGGCCTGTATGAAAACATACATAAAAAGCGACAGAAAGTCGCTGAAGGCTTGATTGATCCTACTACTGGCAAGAAAATGAAAATGAGAAAGAAAGGACAAGAAGGAGCACCAACAGCTGGTGCTTTCAAACAAGCTGCAAAAACAGCTAAAAAAGCAAAAGGCGGTTCTGTTTTTAAATGGTAACTGAAAAACTTTTAAACAAACTCAAGGAGAATCAAGCAACATTTGCGCTTGATGCTTTGAAACGACCCCAACAACGTGATGTTTTTGAGTACGGGTATCGCGTTGGGATGGTAGCTGGATTTGAAGAAGCTATCAACGTACTCCTAACACTTCTGGATGAGGAGAAATATAGTGAAAAAGGATTATGAGAATGCATTGAAAGAGGCGTTTCCGGCAGTTAATGCAGGGATACAACCTTTTGGTAGTCGCATTCTAGTTCAAATAAGAACAGCAAAAAGCAAAACTGCCGGAGGAATCATTTTAACCACTGATTCTAAAGATACAGAAAAGTGGAACACTCAGGTTGGCAAAGTTATTTCTGTTGGTCCTCTGGCCTTTAAAAACAGGAATACGATGGAAAGCTGGCCTGAAGGACAGTGGTGCAATGAAGGCGAGTTTGTTCGCGTGCCAAAGTATGGCGGTGATCGATGGGAAGTTCCATTGGACGAAAAACCTATGGGTGAAAAAGCTATGTTTGTTATTTTTAATGATTTAGATGTCATTGGTCAAGTAACTGGAGACCCATTAAAAGTCAAAGCATTTATCTGATAAGGAGATAAGAGATGTCTGTAGAAGAAACTTTAGTTGAGGTAGACGAAGACGAAGAAGTTAAAGAAAATTCTGAAGAAGAGTTAGTTGTAGTAGAAGAACAGCCTGAAGAAGAACCGATTCAACAAGAAGAAACTGTTGATGAGGTTGATGATGAAAGAGAAGCGATCCGCGAGCGAAGACGCAAAGAAAAGCAAGAAAGAAAAGAAAGACGAGACACCGCGATAAAAAGAGACAAAACTGAGCTAGATTTTCTAAGGTCTAGAAATGATGACTTAGAACGACGATTAACTGTGCAAGAAAAAAGATCTGCTCAAGTTGAAGTTTCTAATTTTGATCAACGCATCGCACAAGCTCAAAAAGAAGCTGAGATGGCAGACCGTGTCATAGCGAAAGCAGTTGAGGACGGCAATGGGGGAGACGTAGCGAAAGCTATGAAATACCGTGATGTCGCTTTGGCAAAAATGCAACAATTAAGCCAGCAAAAAAATTACACAGCAAAACAATCTGAACAACCTCCTTCTGTTGACGAACAAACAATGTATCACGCCAAGCAATTTATGGATGAAAATCCTTGGTACGACAGTCAAGGTCGTGATGAAGATTCAGCTGTTGTGATGGCTATTGATGCAGCTTTGACTCGCGAAGGATTCAATCCTAGGTCAGAAGATTATTGGGATGAGTTGAGATTAAGGTCTGCAAAAAGAATTCCTGATAGATTTGATGAAACTCCTAAAAAGTCTGTTCGCAAAGCAAGAGGTGGCCCAGCCGTTGGTTCTGGAAAAGAATACGCTCCTGCATCTACCAGAAAAGAAGTTTACATCAGCCCCGAAAGAAAACAAGCATTGACAGAAGCAGGCGTTTGGGATGATCCTGTCTTGCGTATGAAGTATGTAAAAAGATATGCTGAATACGACAAAGAAAACGGATAAAACTTTTAACTTGCTTTTTTTGATGTTTGAAAACATAATAAAACTAATCGCTGAAAGGAGCGAATTGTGAAAGACGAACGAAAAACAAAATCTGCAGATGAAGGCCGTAACAACCGTGCGATGGTAGACCGTAATACCACAGAAAATCGGGAAGTTACTGAGGATGAGCGGGTAGAAATGTTCCGTCAAAATTTATTTCAGTCCAGTCTTCCGGACTTACCAGATATTCCTGGCTGGCACATGTGCTGGCTAACTACGACTAACCCTCGTGATTCTATACAGCAACGTATCCGTTTAGGATATGAGCCAGTTAAACCTGAAGAAGTTCCTGGTTGGGAATACGCTTCTATAAAAACTGGTGAATGGCAAGGTTTCATAGGGGTTAATGAGATGCTGGCTTTTAAGTTGCCTATGTCACTTTATGAAAAATTTATGATGGAAGCGCATCACGATGCGCCAAATCGTGAAGAAGGTAAATTGACAGAAACAGCAGAGTTTTTAGAAGAACAAGCAAGAGCGTCAGGCAGTAGTGTAAGTATGGGTGATGGTAATAAGGGATTGGGACAAGAGAGGCAGGGTCAATTTGATCTTGTCTGACGTGTAACAATTTATTAACCAAAAGGAGCTACTGCTATGTCAGCGACAAGCGCACCATTTGGCTTCCGTCCATCCTACCACAATAGTGGTCGAATCACGGCGAAAGCCTACGTGATTGCTTCAGGATACGCTCAAAACGTATTCCAAGGCGATCCTGTTAAATTAACGGACAACGGTGTTGTCCAACTTGCTACCAGCGATGGAACTCGATCGGGCTCAGCTGGAGGCGTCAAGATTTTAGGAATTTTTGCCGGAGTTCAATATCAAGGCACAGGAGGTAGACCAGAATTGTCTCCTTATTGGCCAGCTAGTGTTGCCGGAACTGAAATAATTTGTTGGGTCTATGATGATCCTGCAATCCTTTACGACGTAATGTACACGAACCCATCTTCTGGAACTACGATTCAAGCTTCTATTGGAAAACAAGCTGATTGGACAGTAGCATCTCCAGGAGGATCAACTCAAGTTGGTCTTTCAACCACTTCATTGACAGTACTTCAAGGGACATCAGGGCAGTTTCAAATCACCGGAGTTGCTGGTGGTGCTGATAATGCTTTGACAGATGCTTACGTCGATGTTACGGTTCGTATCAACGAAATGCAGTATAATGCTGCAGTTAACACGATAAGTTAGGGGAGGACTAGAACATGGCTACTCCAATGCGTAGTACCGACTTTCGTTCAATAGTTGAACCTATTTTGAACGAGGTCTTTGACGGAGTTTATGAGCAACGAGCTGATGAATGGAAAGATGTTTTCCGCGAGCAACAAGGTATTCCTAGAAACTATCATGAAGAACCAGTTCTTTATGGTTTCGGGGCAGCACCTGAATTGCCTGATGGCATGGCTGTTACTTACCAGTCTGGCGGTATTTTGTTTGTCCAAAGGTATCTATACCATGTCTACGGTTTAGCATTTGCGCTAACTAAAGTCTTGGTTGAAGATGGCGATCACATTCGCATCGGTCAAACTTATGCTAAGCATCTTGCTCAATCATTGATTGAAACAAAAGAGACTTTAACAGCTAACATTATGAACAGAGCTTTCAATGCTGCTTTTACTGGCGGTGATGGGGTTGCTTTAAGTGCAAACAATCATCCGATTGTCAATGGAACATTTAGTAACATTCTGACTAATGCTGCTGCATTGTCTCAAACTTCTCTTGAACAGATGTTAATTCAAATTCGAAATGCTGTTGACAACAATGGCAAGAGAATTAGATTAACCCCAACTCAAATAGTGACTGGTCCAGCAAATATTTTCCAAGCTGAAACATTGCTTAAGTCTGTGTTGAGAACTGGAACAGCTGACAACGACATAAACCCTGTTAAATCAATGGGTCTTTTAAGCAGTGGTCAAGCTAACCTTTCCAGAATTACCTCTAACACTGCTTGGTGGATTCAGACAGATGCGCCAGAAGGACTGAAACTCTTGATGCGCAGAGGTTTAGAGAAATCTATGGAAGGTGATTTTGCAACGGACTCCATGCGTTACAAAGCTACTGAAAGATATACTGTTGGCTGGACAGACCCTAGGGCTGTGTTCGGAACTCCAGGAGTATAAAAATAACCCTGCCAGCATTCCTAAAGTGCTGGCAGGTATTTTTGGGAATTTAAATAGTGTGTTTGACAGTTTCCCAGCTGACTACATACAGACAAATGCACTCAACTCGTATGTGAGGAAATAAAAATGGGTACAACTACTTTTTCTGGTCCAGTAAAAGCAGGAACTATTGCAGCTACTACTGGAACAGACCTCGGCGTTAATGTAGCCAACGTGGGTTCTGTTGTAATGGCACAGTCAATGATGCCAAACATCACTGGTGCAAGCCAACTCAATCAAAGGGTCGCAGTTATTCCAAAAAACTCTCAAATTGTTGATGTGATATTGAACGTTACAACTGCTGGTAATGATACCGGAGCTGCGGTAATTAACGTGGGAACGGCAAACGATCCAGATGCATTCCTAAACGATGTTGATACCAAAACAGTTGGTACAACTCGTGGCACACTAGACACAGAGGCTACGAATGTCACGGGTACAGACAGAGAAGTTCTTGCGGATTTTACTGGTGCTACTGGTGACGGTACAACAGGTGTTGCTTCACTCACAGTGATGTATATCCAAAACAACAATCTCTCTTAAAGGGAGGTAAATCATGGCTGATGCAGTTACCACTCAAGTTCTTCAAGATGGTGAGCGATTATACATTGCTAAATTTACTAATATTTCAGATGGTACTGGGGAAGCAAAAGTAACCAAAGTTGATGTGTCAGGTTTAAATCCTAATTCTCATGGTTTAGCCTGTATTGGTGTAAAAATTTCTAAAATATATGCTCAGACTGAAGACATGGGTGTGGACATATATTGGGTTGGAGATCCAACACCAGCTAATGATGCATTGGCAATGACAATACCTCAAGGTCAATTATACGACATTGGTTATGATCCTTCCATCCCCTACAACGGAACAGGCGTTATGGGAACTAATGAAGCAGGCAATGTTGCTTTTAGCACAAGGAACGCTTCATCTGGTGATACCTATACTATTATTTTTTATGGAATAAAAGTTTATGCCCCAGCAATTCCAGGAGATTGATTATGGCAAAAGATTTTGATTTTCCCGAAAGTTTTGGTTTTCAAAAATATTCCAAAGGCGGTTCAGCCAGCCCTAAAAAGATGAGTCGTGGTGGAATGAGAAATATCCGTGATGAAGAAGCTCGTGTCATTGGCGTGCAAGATGATGCAGCTGATGAAATGAAAAGAGTTAGAGGAAGAAGTTCCAATGATGCACAAGAGCGCAGGGACAAATCTCAACAAATGAACCGTGTGTCATCGAGAGAAAGAAATGCTCGTGATGAAATGACAAGGTTACGAGGTGAAGCTGAAAAAGAAGTGAAAAAAGGTTTTTATGCAAAAGGCGGTTCTAAAAAAGATTGGATCCAAGGTGCTGTCAAAAAACCAGGAGCTTTGCGAGGTTATATGGATGTAGCTAAAGGAGAAACTATTCCCAAAGGCGCATTAAATAAAGTTGCAAGCGGTCAGCCAGCAAAAGCAGGTGGTCCAAAACCGTCTGCCAAAACTCAACAAAGAGCAAATCTTGCTAAAACTTTTTCTAAAATGAAATAGGAGCGAAAAATGGCACAAGGATATAATGATAAATTAGATGAGTCCATGGGGTCTCGAAATGGCAAAAAGTCTCAATCTATGAAATCTAGAAGAGATGAAAGCAAGGGCATGGAGAAATCTATGGGCAATCGGGCGTATTCTTCTGTTGGAACGATGGACATGAAAAAAGGCGGAAAAATGAAAACCAAAGGTTATGCCAAAGGTGGAGCTGTTGGTGGTTTTAAGCCGATGGAAGGTGATAGTATTTTCAAAATGTCAAAGGGCTGGGGTTAAGCTGGAACAGCTAACGATCTTTAATAAAATGAGGTTGATATGGCTTATTCAGGCAACATCGCTGTAAAAACATTCAACGCTCTGAAAGTAGTAGACCATGCTTTCAGAAGGTGTCGTTTGCCTGCGCAAGCCATAACTTCTGAAATGCAAAGTTACGCTTTGGACTCTCTTTCGTTCTTTTTGGATGAGTTAGCTAATATAAAAGCACCAAGCTGGTGCATACAACAACAGCTTTTGCCTATGTATGAAAATAATCAAATAGTCACGTTGCCTGTTGGCACCATAGATGTTTTAAATATAAACTTGAACACATTACAAGAATTAAGTGGAACGGTCACTTCTACTAACACTTCTTATTTAGTCAATTTTACCACACCAACTATAGTTAATTTTATAGGAATAAAATGGTCAGCAACGGCTATTCCGGTGACTTTTCAAACTAGCACAGACAACGTGACTTGGACAACAGTCGGAACTTCTACAAGCACTAATCTTTCTACAGGTTCTACTGCAGTCGCAGGCAATATAACTTGGGATGAAATAACTGGAGCACTAGCAAAACAATATTTCAGAATAATACCAACAGACGGTGCATCTACTATTTCTACTACTTCTATAACTTTAGGAAACATGCCTCAAGCTATACCCATGGGAATTTTGAGCAGAGACAATTATGTTAATCAAAGTAATTTGACATTTTCTGGAAGACCTACAAGTTTTTACTATCAAAGAAATTTGCCTCAACCTGTAGTAAATTTGTGGCCAGCTCCTAATTCCGCTTCAGAAAAATTTGTTATTTCACTGTGGCGTCATCGTCAAGTTATGGACACTGACAATTTGCAACAAGAAGTTGAAATACCAGACAGATGGTTGGAAGCTATAATAAATGGGCTTGCAGCAAGAGTTTGTCTAGAAACGCCATCAGCTGACATACAGCTCGTTCCCTTATTAGAAGCTAGAGCAGAGAGAAGCGTGCAAAGAGCTTGGGATGGTGACAATGATGGCTCTCCAATACAGATAAATCCTGGAATTGGAGCTTACACAGCATGAGTGTTTATTTAGACCCCCAAGGACAACCTACATTTGGAATAGGAATTTGTGGCAGGTGTTCTAAAAAATTCTTTTTAGCTGAGTTGCATCCTGATCCTAATTTTCCTGGGTTGATGGTTTGTGAAGCTGATAGAGACGAATATGATCCATATCTTCTTCCTCCTCGCAGGCCAGATCAAATTGTATTACCTTTTAATAGGCCTGACACCAACATAAACACTCGCCCTTCTGGAGTTATACAAGAAGCTGGCGACGAGTTTATCATCACTGAAGACGGTGAAGAATATTTGGAGATGAATTAATGGTTCAAGTCCCAAGTAATTTAATACCAAGCAGAGTAACCCAACTTCCTACTGCGCCAGTTGCTTCTCCAGACGGTCTTCTTTTGTTCACTTATGAAGGTGTAAGTTATCAAATTAAAGCAGGTGATTTACTTCAAGTTTCAGGAGTTCCTACAACACGACAAGTTATAGCTGGCACTGCCTTGACAGGTGGTGGTCCACTGAGTTCAAATGTGACACTAAGCGTTGCCAATGGCGGTATTGGAACAACTCAATTAGCCAATTCAGGAGCAACGGCAGGATCTTACGGAGACACAACCAATATCCC